GTCTTCCATTGTGGAATGCCATTCGTATCATATACTATGAGAATTCCATCATTCTGTCCTTCATCTGCTGGATCTGAGGTTCCACCATTCCAAATCATAGTAGCACCTGTTTGTGTTTGCGTGCCTGTGTCTGGGTCGGTTGTTGCGTTCGTCGGATCGTATGTTGCTACATTACAATAATACGCAGATCCTACAATATAAACAAACCCTCCACTCACTGTAAGTCCATACGGGATTAAATCATAGCCCAAAGGGTCCCCGTCAGGTGCCCGTATATTTATAGCCCACTGGGCTGTACCAGTACTATTATACTTTACAAGAATTATTGCGCTTCTAGTAGGCAGATTCCATCCATATACCTGTTTTGTAGGAGTCGTTTGATCACCCGCCGAATATACATTTACTGGTAATGGAGTAGTTTCAAGATTTTGTACATATGGTCCAACTGCGTAAATATTATCACTTCCATCAATTGCAATACTATATCCACTTGTATATCCGTCATATCCAGAACCATACTCAATCTTTGTTGACCATAGAGGAGTACCAGATGTATTGTACTTCGCAACAAACATACAATAAGCAGAAGTCGTGGATAGATCGCAGGCTGTTACGGGTGTATCATCCGCATCATTAAAATGCATGTTTACTGTTATACCAGTGCCCCGATTTCCAAATAAACCTATTAAGTAAATGCCTGAGGAGGACAATGCTATTTGATTAGGAATACACTCACTAAAAACATCAACACCAGCATCAACAGATATTCTTGATCCCCATAACGGATTTCCATCTTCATCGTACTGTATTAAATAGCCATTTTGACCACCAGTAGGAACAGGATATTCTTTGAAAATTGTTCCATCCACATTATATATAACTACATTATACCCAAAACCTGTTACATAAGAATAAGTTTCATCACTTACCATTTTTTGTGTCAAATTATTATAATAATTTTGATATAGACCCTCAATATTATTTGTCCATTGTGCTATGCCTGCCGAATTATACTTTACAAAGAAAATGCCATTCGGATTGGAGTCTTGGGTAATGTTTGACACTACTGTAATTGTTTTATCCGAATTAATAAAGATTGGAATGCCTGTGTCTCCTAAGTCAGATTGATAATAATTTCCTAATCCATATACATTTTTTCCATCAGTTCCGAAACCAAAAACTATTATAGAATTGCCACTAATATCCGCCACCCACTGTGCTTTGCCGTTACTGTTATATTTAATAATATTTGTGCCGTATGAATATAAGGTGGTATTTGATGGCGGCTGTATAGATACCGAAACGTACTCCACATTCTTACCGTATGTAAGACCGCCTGTAGATGTCAAAGCTGGATATGGCGCGCTTGTATTCTGTGCCCATTGTGCTGTACCAGTTGTATCATACGTTATAAGAAAATCGTTATTACCACCACTAATTGGTATAGAAATGCCAGAAATAATAGGCTGACCTTCTGGCGGTGGGATAACCGCGCCATTGACATCGTAGGGCACATTATAAATAGATACAGGACTTGTCATCTGACCACTTAGATATAGATACTGTCCAAATAATGAAATATAGAACGGAATTCCGCCAAACATAATCGTTGCCCATTGCGTAATACCCGCTGTACTATAATTAATCAAAACACCGTTACCAACTACAGATGTAGTAATAGGACCAAAGGTTGTTGTATCGGTATTATTACACGTTATACTTCCATTTGCGTTTCCTACAAGATAAATATCGGTCGCATTTGCTGTAATTGCGTTGACTGTATTTGTAGTCTCCGCAATAATATTTGTTGCCCATTGCGCCACACCACTAATATCATACTTTGCTAGATATACGGCACTACCTGAATTATATCCTGCGAGAGATATTGTCTCTGTAGTTTCATACGTTGGAAACTTCACAGGATATATAATTAATGGACCTGATTTACGAGTTCCATTATATGTTCCCGCCACATACACATTATCCGAAGAATCAACGCAAATTGCCGTTCCTGAGGTAGAATTCAAATTTGCAATCGTTCCAGCCCATACCGCATTGCCTGCTGTCGTGTATTTCGCAACAAATGCTGATGACGTTGTCGTATTTGACGCGGATGTTAGAACTATTCCAGAAGGATTGCCGTCCTTATTGTTAAAGATAAAATTTCCTGTTACCCCATACGATCCTGTTATATAAATGCCCGTCGGTCCTATTGTAATAGCACTTACTGTACAATTTGCATTATTTGCGCCAAATTGCGATATCCACGATACTGCGCCTTTAGGGGTATATTGTATAACGAATCCACTATTATAATTTGCCGCCAACGGATACACCTGTTTAGAAGTTATTCTATTCAAACTTGGATAAATAACTGAATACAAAACACTGGTTGGCGAATAATTTAGTGTATATATAGTATTGCCTAATTTAGTTATAGTTGTCAATAATGATCCATCGCCTAAATTTTTTATTTTTGGACCGTTTGGGGCACCAGGTGTTTGATAAATATATTTAACAAAGGTATTTGTGCCATACATACTAATGTATATATTATATGAAGCAGGATCCGCATAAATACCATTCACACTATAAGGAACATTAATATATTTACCGGTGCCTGTATATGTATTTACAGTTAAAAAAAGATTACCGCTCGGAGCCCAGTTACCATCTGCGTTTACTCCTTCAACGTCCCAAACAATACCACTTATATCGGCATAATTACCATTATTATAATCGGTTATAAGAAGATGTCCATCGCTAAGACTGTCGTAGTTTGTATAAGAAATGCCAAACGGCAAAATTATACCATTGCCTAAGCCAGATATATTATTAAGACCCTTAAATGTGACAGAGGTTAAACTAGGAGGTGTGTCATCATTATTCACAATTGCCCTTGTAAGTACGTTTGGAGTTCTTGTATTTGCCATATATAACGCTGATACATAATCGGTTGTTATAAAAAGACTTCCATTAATTTCAGGATAGGTTGTATTTGATATAAATAGTATCGGTGGATCCTCCAAGGTTGTATTTAATTGCCAAATTGTTGTTTCTACTAAATTAGGTCTATTCGTTAAATATAAATATCCCGCCAACCATACAACAGATAATATAGTAGTGCTCATTCCACTATAACTAAGATTTTGTTGTTTGATAAGCTCTCCTGTAGTTTTAAATTGATATACTGTTGGGTTACTATCAATTATATAAATATATGTACCATCGCTTGTAATTGCCGACGCATTAAATAAATTTACACTTTGTTTCAACGTTCTATACAGTGTTCCAGACGCATTATATACATTTGCGTTTGTAAAACAATTGCCAGCCTGATAACTATTCACCGAATCGGTAACATTGCTCAATAATTGTAAAAACGTTTGTGACGTAAGATACGCCGCCCACTGTGCGATTCCATTTGCATTGTATTTAACAATAAAACTGCCATTTGCGTCCGTAGTGATTGGGGTCGGCGTCGTAAGTTGCGTGTTATCCGAATTTACAATAATAATCGCGCCCGAAAAATCGCCTACCGCATAGACATTTGTTCCATCCGTTGATAAATTATGACCTGCTAAATTTGTACCACTAATATCAGCGGTCCACTGAACCGTACCATTGTTATTATATTGTATAATATTACATCCATATGGATATAATGTAGAATTTGGTATCGGTGGCTGCGGCGGCTTCGGCGATCTAGGAACACTATTGATGAGAATATTGTACAGTGCGATTGTAGTTTCTACAGCGCCCTGATCTATCGCCTCAATCGGTGTTGCTGACGAACCATTACCACCATTTCCACCCGTATAAGTTACAGTATTTGTAGTATTAATGAGTCCATTATTAATAGACTGATTCGTAAGTATCGCATTCGCAAATAACGTCTGATTTCTCAAACGAGCCGTCGTTGCAGAGGCACCAGTATTTGTTGCAGACGAAATTTTTCCTATTCAGGTGCAGTATTTATATCATTGAAAATGAACTATTCATTTCCGCGCCGTCAAATGCGCCGATACCCTGCATAAAGTCACCGCCATTCTGTATCATTTCCGGCGAATAACCGGCAGCGTTATGCGGACCCGGCGACGACTTCTCTGAGCCCAGACCCGAAGAGACCATCTTACCCACACCAGGTCGCTGACGGTGCTCAATCATCTGCTCAGGATGACGTAAGTTGGATCCAAACTCCGCATCCATAAACGCCACACGGTTCAACGGGTCCGTTGCCTCCGGTGGCTCGTAATGAATCGCAGGCGGTGTGCGTTGTAACGGCTCGGGTGTTCGCATATCCTCCTCTGTCATACCCGTCGGCACCGGCATAGGTTTTGCTATCGGCGGTCGTTGGCGCGTTGTCATCACCGGAGCAGCCGTTTCCTGTTGCTCAATTCCTTGAACTCCGCCACTGTTGACGACTCCAGACGGCATTTGCTGTTGGTACATCTGCGGCGGTATATAGGGCTGGTTTGGCATACTTAAATCAAGCGTTGGCTGTAAGTGATTAATCTTTGGTAAACCGTGTGCGGCAGCGAGTGCTGCTTGTAATTTAGGATCACTTGCGGTATCTAATAAACGAGGTAGCCCCACCGCCTTCGCAATATGATATCCAAAAAAAGCAAAGATTCCTACAATAACCACCAATACGATCCAAGCCAAAGGTATCCGGGTCGCCATATGTTCTACTAATTTCAACCCTGAATTTCGTTTTGTTAATTCCACGCAAATAATTCTGTCCGCCCAAAGAAAACCATGGCTAGCGAATTTGCCACCTTTGCCGATTTGTCGGGAGTTGTTCAGTCCCTCATAAAGGATTTAGAAGGTAAGGTCCTATCCCAAACCGACCTTATCAAGCACCTACCTAAGCTTGTTCTTGTCGCCTGGACAAACAATCTATCCGTTGAGAAGGCGGAGGCACAGATTCTCGCCGCCGTCAAGCATCTTATTGTGAAGTTTGTACCCGCTGCGCAACAGATTACCGTAACTGGTTTCGTTGATGCGGCGTTCCCTGCGATCGTGACTGCGTTAAATGGTTTGATTGAACAGGTGAAGGCAGAGGTCCTGAAGAAGGCGACGGGCGCGCTGGGCGATGTTGGAAAGAAGGTGGAGGCGGTCTGCTCAAAGTCGTGCCTCCCGTGGATATCGGCGCTCTTCGCAAAGGCATCTGAGAAGCCTGCTGCGGTAGATCCCGTCGCTGCCCCTGCTGCTGCCGAGTCATCTGTGACGGTTGCGGTGATTGCTGAGGCGGCATCGTCGGATATTTCGGCGGCTCTTGCGTCGGTGAAGGAGGAAGTTGTGGAGCCAGAACCAGAGCCAGAGCCAGAAGCCAAGGCGGAGTAAAGATATTCAGTTGCTTTAGGGTTGCCTGAATATCTGACAAAGTACCACGAATATAGAGTAAATTTCCGGCTTTGATATGCCGATCGTAGATAACCTCTTCGCTCCACATATCATCTATTTTGAGGGGTGGTGCCTGTTGCGTTGAGAGGGTGACTTTTTCTAGAAGAAACTTATCGGCGCCGTGCTCATAGTCGGCGACAGGAGCGCGGTGTTCCGCCTGCCACGCCGTATCCCAATTCGGGCTCGCCTGAATAAAGCCCCAGCTCTTGCCCCAACGAACCACATGCTGCGTGATTCGGCGCGCCTTCGCATGCGTCTTATGAAACTCCTTTACCGCTGCACCACTATACGTTAGTAGGTACGACATTGGGGCGGGGTTGTTATATTAATATCGCGCGGCGCGCTTAAACCGGTGCCGCCGAAGCGGCAACCGGTTCTGCTACGCTAAACCGGCACGGCGCGGGAACAAATTTGAAGGCATTTAAGCCATCGTGGAATAAGACAAAACAACGATGTGGTGTCTTATTCTCCAACCTAAGGGTACGACCCGTAACGCAACTTTGCCCGCTGGTCGTACGGAGGCGCTTGATTGCGATGCCGCCTGCTCTCTCCTGCGCCGTGCGACGGCGCCCGAGCTTATCGGCACCTTCAAGTGGGGTCTGATGACCGTATACTTATTCGGCTACAAGACCGGCAAGGCGGGCACTGAAAATAAGCACGAACTTCCGCCACCGCACGATACGGTCCTACTGTTCGGCGAGTCACTGCTCTGCGCAACCCAGGCGGGCGCTCTAGTCTCCTTTGACGCCACCGCGTTCAAAAACTTCTACAACGAACTCAATGGTGGATTTGAGGATCTAGACGAGGAGGAAGACGAGGACGAAGACGAAGAGGAGGAAGAGGAGGAGGAAGAAGAGGAAGAAGTGAAGGAGGAGGAAGAGGAGGAGGTAGTAGATGAAGTTCCAGAGGATGATGAAGAGGACGTGCCGCCAGTTCGTATTGTCAAGGTTGTCAAGGCGAAAAAAGGTTCCAAGAAGGTTCCTCAGTGGTTTTCCCTAGAAGAACTGGCGCCCGAAAAGTATGATATCTAACTAAATATTTACAACAAAGTTCTCGTCATTTGGTAATTTTTGTGCTGCCGCGGAGTATTGCCCATCTATATAATCATTGATTTTATCTATAGTTTGATTAAATGCCTTATTAAAATTTTCATAACAATACATAACAATATAGAATGCAGAAAGAATTACGGAAAACGTCGTCCAAAAGCCTAGAAAGAAACCGTGGAAGTCGAACATTCTGGTGACGCTTCCTCTATCTCCGTATCCGCTGACTCAATTTTTTCATTATAATAATCGTCAATAAGAATCGGCTTGAACTTCTCTCTGAAACGGCGCACTTTACAGAGTGCCTTTTCAGAGTTCATCCTGAATCCCTCATGACAATGCTTATTGCCGCACCAGCAGAAGTTAGTTTCAAGAATTACCTTTTGCGTCCGTTCACATACCTTACAGCGGGTGCCGTTTGGCTTCACAATAATACGTTTATTCCCCATTGTACGAATTGGGTGGGGCGGGGTTGTCAAATTCAATTTTTGTCGGAGCAAAAAATGACGCTTAAACGCTTGGCTCTTTGGAAAGTCAAATGTCCGCTGCTCGTGATAAAGTCCGCGCCGTGATTCGCAACCGCTGCTCCGCCCTCACTCCCACCGAGCAGGTGGATTTAGAAAAGGGGATTTTCAACTTCACGCTTGAGGACGCAAAGCGCCGCTCTATTCGTCGCGTGTGGGAGAATCCTGAATTTCAAACATTGTATGAGATCTGTGCTCGGCGCACCGTCTCCAATATTGACTCCTCATCATATATCGGTAATACTCGTCTTATCGCCCGCCTGAAGGAGGGCGAATTTAAGCCGCACGATATCGCCGCGATGCCGTTTACCGAACTCCACCCCGAGAAGTGGGGCAACTACGTGGAGATGTCTATTAAGCGCGAGGCGAAGATGTTAGAGGTAGATAAGTCGGCAGCGACCGATATGTTCCGCTGCTCTAAGTGTGGCAAGCGCGAGTGTACGTACTATGAGATGCAGACGCGCTCCGCGGATGAGCCGATGACCCAGTTCATCCGATGTCTCAACTGCGGTAAGCAGTGGCGTCAATAAACTGCTGATTATTAGTGTATGTTTTTAACTGTTCTCACCTATAACACACACGGACTCCCGTGGTCGCGGGATACGTCCGTGGAGATTTGCGAATGGCTCAAAGAGAAGAAACCGCTCGTCATATGTCTACAGGAAGTATTTGTAGAGGCGAATCGGAAATACTATAAAGAACATCTGGAGCGTAACGGCTATTGTGTCTGTATTCCACGGGATACCGGAGTTGCGCTTGTCAATAGTGGTCTGCTTACCGCTTTTTTAACCTACCGCTTTGAGTTTATCAGTGACTGTTTCTATCCGTATCTTGACTATCACAATATAGAAATCTTTACAAATAAGGGATTCTATACCTTAACAATCCGCGAAACAATTACCCGCCGTACCTACGTCATCGCAAATACACATATGCAGAGCGATACCGAAATAGGGTGGATTGTCGGGAAAAAGGTCACCTACGATGTACGAAAAGCGCAACATAAACAAATTCTAGATACTCTCAAAACGCCGCATCCCGTACTCATTGTAGGCGATATGAACGGCGAACGTTCGCCCGAGCCACTTATTCGTTATATGACGAATGTAGACGATAGTCGGTTGAAGAAAGCAACGTTCTATTCAACCGGCGAAGACCTGGATCACATTGCCTGGTTTCCCTTACAATGGACACGACCTACCTGTAAATTTTGCGACTTTGTTCGCAATGGTCCACGACTCATAAACTGCGAAGTATTCCAAAAACCTTGGAGCGATCACGCCCCAGTGCTTTTCTCGGTATTCCTACCGCTTATGCTCAGTTATGCACCCGTTGCTAAATAAGAGAGATTAGGCTCAACCCACGCAATGCGCGCACGGCGCGTAGCCTGCCGATGACGGCTGCGCCGACGATTCTTACGCGTTGCCTTTGCCTTTGCCTTTGCCTTTGCCTTTGCCTTTGCCTTTGCCATTCTATATCGGGATACGAAAATATGCGGATTGTATAGGAATTCTATGGCAAAATCGGCGATGTCGTCGCCGATGCTTTGGTGGTACATTGCGGGATTTGCGTTATGTATTGCCGTTATCGGACTCTTTTACTATATTTCGCGCGAAATAGATGATTGCCGAGTTTTAGAAACAATCCAAACGCCCAACGGTATGGTACAAATCGTCAACGACGAATGTAAGGAAGCGTTGCCGCATACCACCGATAAAAATACGATTCGTATGACGAAGAGTATTTGGTCCGGCTCACGCCGCAACGACGTCCTCTTCCACGAGCGCGTCCATCTTGAGCAGAAGCGTGCCGCTCGTGATTGGGCGGAATTCTACCGGCGCTACTGGGAATACGATATCTCGGCAAAACCTCCTACCGACTTACCCGCTATCTTTATTAGAAACCTTAGACCCAATCCTGATACAAAAGCGGAGCCCTGGGCTATGTGGCGGCGACGCTATCTCTTCTTCCCGAACTACGCAAATACGAACGCCCCGTCTCTCAAAGATGCGCGCGTTCAGGTATGGGATATGCACGAAAAACGCCTCGTTGGCGTACCCGACGAATGGAAGGAGATTTTTTGTCACGAAGACTCGTGCCCCTACCAATTTGAGCACCCGCACGAAATGTCCGCCGAATTTTTGACCCACGACAACCATTCCCCTGCGTCGGCACGCTTACAAAATTGGTGGAACGCAAATAAATATGTGTCACGAACTCCTTGAGGCGGGACGGGCGAAGTGGACACAAAAAAATGGCGACAAAGTTTAGGGAATGGATAGTATTGAGGTGGTCCCACCCGTAGCATCTAGTCCTCTAGACTCTATGCGCGGGCGTGGAAAACGATATGGACTATCCCACCAAAAATACGTAACATCCGAAAAAAAGCACCCGAAAAGTAATAAACAAATTGTTATTCTGGTACTACCCGAAAACACATCTAAGCCTATAGTAGGGCATAAACAATGAGCATTAACCCTCCAAATGCCGCTATTGCGGCATCAAGAGGTCTAGATTTTTATACATATATCAATCACAGTTGGCAGGATACGGTAAAAATAAAACCGTACGACTCCAGCGTATCGGTCAGCGACGAGATTGAAACCCGTGTAGAGAATTCGCTGTTTGATATGATTGATAAAGTTGTAAAGAAACAGCCAGCGGATCCATTTAGCCGACTTGTTAAAAGTATTATAGAAACTAAACACCAGATAAATAATGTGTACGATATCCAGCGGCTTTCGTCACTCTTTGAATGTCTACATACGCGCGAAGACGTAGCTCGTATTATTGGTAAACTCAACCGCATACAATCAAACGCTCCTATTAGTTTTGTTGTAGCAAACGACCGTTATATACCTAACAAACGCTGTATCTATCTCTACGAGCCTAAACTTGCTCTGCCCGAAAAACAGCAATACAAAAAGGGCGTAGATAACAAGGCTATTAGTTCTTATATACGTGTACTCAAAATTATCAGCAGTATACTTCATATAGAAAGTCTAGAATCTGCTGTTGCTATTGAAGCGAGCATTCTACCCTATCTATCACCCGAAAATGACCGTGAAGATGTCGCATTTTCCTATACTCCATATACTCTTTCCGATCTAGATCGTCTATACAAAAATGTACCTTGGAAAACTATGATGGTTGCGTGGGGAATGACACCACTTGTAGCAGCCAATGCTACGTATATTATAACAAATAAGGAGTACATAGATGTGCTTAATCGTATGTTTCGTGAATATTCTATGACATCCTGGCGTATTTGGATGCGCGCACAAGTCCTCGTACATTTTATGAAATATTTGCCTCCACCATTTGACGATCTTCATTTCCAATTATGGGGAAAACAACTACAAGGTACAACGCAGAAAATCCCACAAAAATTCTTAATGCTCAATGTTCTCAAAGAGAATATTCCTCATAATCTCGGATACGACTATGTTAAATATGCCATATCAGCAAAACTCAAACCGACCGCAGTTGCACTTGTAGAAAATCTACGTACCGCCACTATCAAACGTATTCGTGACCTCAAATGGATGAGCGACGCTACGAAGACAAAGGCGGTTGAAAAGTGTAAGGCGATGCTTTTCCAGGTTGCGTACCCCGATAAGTGGGAATTTGAACTTGATAAGACTGAGATAAATGAGTCTCGTATGCTCACAAATATATGGAATCTTGCGAAATACGACACCGATACTATGATAAAACACCTGAAAAAGGGGAAAATTAATGAAAAGGAAAACTGGGAGGACGGTGTATTTGAAGTCAACGCATATTACTATAGCGATAAGAATCTAATGGTAGTGCCCGCAGGCATTCTACAACCTCCCTTCTTTGACCTCAAACGTAGTGAAGCGTGGAATCTTGGCGGTATCGGCGCCGCAATTGGACACGAAATTACGCATGGCTTTGATGATGACGGACGCTTATATGATAAGAACGGCGTCATGAAAGATTGGTGGTCTGCCGCAGATGCGCAAAAATACAAAGACATGTCACAATCACTTGTTGAGATCTTTAACAAAGAAACCTATATGGGCGGAAAAGTAGACGGTGACTTGACTCTCTCCGAAAACATCGCCGATCTCGGCGGCGTCTCTATTGCCTTAGAAGCCCTGGAAATGGAATTTGCCAAGGGTGGTTACACTGCTGCTAATAAAAAGAATGCCTACAAAGAATTCTTTACAAGCTATGCTGTATCTTGGCGTAATAAGGACCGAGCGAAAAAAGCCGAACAATCCCTTCTGCTGGATAAACACGCCCCCGCCCCCCTACGTGTCAATCTCATTGTACGCCAATTTGCCGAATTTTACGCCTCATTTGATATCGGCGAATCGGATCCCGGTTATATTCCTATTAATGAGCGTATTCAACTGTGGTAATTATAGGATAAGTAGGTCATTAAGACGCCATACCTCATAAGTACCGTCAGGCATTGGGCGCTTGACAATAAACGGCAGCCGCCGCGCCTCCAACTCCATCTTCGCAATCTGATACGAATCATTCACGCCGGTAGGCACAAGAATATAAGGTTTCGCTCCATTATTAATTTGACTGGCGCGAAAGCTAATGCACTTCGTCTTCTCATAACCATTGAGGAACGGATACGTCGTATGATTTGCATCTAGAAGCGAAATATCACGTAGTGAAGTCACCATATCGGTCACCTCACTTGTATTGCCGGGGGTCGCTACCTCAGGGACTTGGATGACAAGACGCTCCTGAATCTGCTCCTCATACGGAATCCAAATCTCGGGGTGTTGTTTGAAGAGTTTGACAACATCCGCCGCCTCCGCACGCTGCTGCTCCGTCTGCTCCTCCTCCACCTCCTCAAGAGCATCTCCCTCGTCAAACTCCTCCTCTACGATTTCATCCTCAACTTCGTTTGCGTATTCGTCCATCTGCTTCCTAACACTCCAGAGAATTAAGGTATCAAATTTGTTCAGAATTTAAATAGCCCTTGGTAGGAGAGTTGAATGGAAGGTCTAGATGAACTATTGTCATTCCCGAGCGGCTTTGAACAGATGGGCGGCACAATTGACGGCTCATTTAACATATTTACCCGCGATGATATTAAAACAAAGAGTGGCGATAAGACTGTGGATATTCATACTACGCCCATTATTATGACCGAAAAGATGCCCTCAGGTGGTAAAACTGTTGGCGATATTTCTAGTTTTATCGGAACAACTGGACTTGCTAATACCGATATTCTTGCTCTCAACGGTGAAGCAGTACGTAAGATTCTCACAAATCCAAACGATAATGGCAAGGGTATCAATGAACACCTGTTCCTTCTAACAACAGGACAACGGTATCAAAATGTATCGGACTTAGTTGAAAGACAGGTAGCATTTTTATGCATTTTTCACCATTTATTCTTCCTTGGAAAACTTGCAAAATACCCTAACTTTCCTATGTTTACCGATTCCTTCTCCGATAAATTTAACGCCGTCCAAGCACAACTACAGGAAGTGAACAAGATTGTTATCGGGGCAAATAGACCGTCAACGGTCGCCGGCGAAAACGCTAACATTAAAACAACGGCGCAGTTGGACGATGTCTCTACAACATTCGGCTCGCAGGGTGAGCCTACATCTACAGAAGTATTCGGTGTTCCATCACAAGATCTTATTAAATTTTGGACTGAATTAACTAATGGCATTTCATTTGAATCTAATATTACATTATCCGATATGATAGAAGTATTAAAAAAGTCTCCTAAAGAAATTTACCCGTGGTTTACAAACTCTATTACTGAACCTCCAGCCGCGGCTCCTACTCCTGCGGCTGCTCCCGCGGCAGGCACAACTGAAGTTCCTACACCTACAGGCGCCGCAGCGGGTGTCGCTATGGCTCCCGCGGTAGGCACGACTCCTGCTCCTGAATCTGTTGCCTCCACCGTCTCCACGGCTCCAGAGAAAATTGTAGAGTCAGGAACAACACTACCTGCCGCAGAAGAACATATTCAAGCGATGTTTAGAGCAAGTGGGCGTGCACATGCTGCGCCGCCCCCACCTCCTACCCCTCCGCAGCCACAGCAAAGTGCCGCCGAAAAGATAGCAGCCGCAACTGGACGCCCAACACGTCGCGCCGCCGAATCAGCGAAAAGATTAAGTGCAGCAGTTGCTGCAGATGAACACCCGCGAATAACCGCCGCCGCTGCATCAGTTGAAACCCCAATAAATGCAAATAAAAAGCCGACCTTGGAAGAATTAAAAGCGGCAAACGCTGCTGAATCTGCTGAAGCCAATAAAAAAGCAAAACTATCTGCCGCCGCCTCTTCGGCAAACGAGACAACGTCAACAAACGGAATACCAAATGAAGAACAAAAAGCGTAAATAAAAGTAGGGGATGAGTTACGATTTGCGGTGCTTTGGGTGGAACAATTGTATTGTACCACATACTCTCAAAGCAGTACAAACCTTCGTTCCTAAATGGTCTGACCTCAAGATACTACGTAAAAAGCAGGACGAAAACGGCGAAGATCTCCGTCTAGTCAGTAGTTTTTTTCAAGATACTACACTCGGTCCATATATGCCAGGCTATACAAAAGGAAAACGTATTGACGAAGGTAGTTATGGAAATATCTATCTAGGCACCCGCGGAATCTATCAGCCCAAATCCGGCAAAACCAACGGCATAATCCATCTTGAACGTGACCACGCAATGGAAGAAGTCTGTATCAAAGAAGTGCGGCTAAAGATAACAGACGAAGAGCGCTCAGGAACTCCCCGTACTAAACAAAAAGCGTACGAAGAAGAATTGCGCAGCATTCTTGCCGAAGCGTTCCTACACGCTCTTGTACTTAAAACATTTGAAACCGTCGGAATTCCTCAACGTGTGCCCAAACTCTACGAAGTCGTTGGCTATGTACGACAAGGGCACGCCGCCGAGTCGCCCAGTGACTTTGAATCCGTCTGGATGACTATGGAGATGCTACGTGGTCATACCCTAGAACGCTATTTACGTTTACACTTGAAGCCTATTTATATGTCTACCGATGCGGCAAAAGAGAACGACCAGATTATTCTGGATATTCTTCTACAACTCGCACACTGCCTTCATATTCTACAAACTCGGTTACATTTCAATCACCGAGATATAAAACTCAATAATCTCTTTGTCCGTCACCATAAAGATGAATGGATACGTGATCTAGAGATAGAAGGATACGGATCCTATACTTGTAAACAAGATATAACACTTCTTGATTTTGGATTTTCCTGTATCGGCTGCCCTATTGATAATAATTGTATCATTAACGCCGGCAGTTGGTTTGAAGAGAAAGATCTCTGTTTCAAAAAAGACCGTGACTTATGCCAATTTTTATACGCCCTGCACGCATCCTACCCCCTAGATAAATACATATCTACCGAATTTTACTCATTTCTATCAAAATCTATGATTGCGGACAATTGTGGATTATCTATAAATCTATTCAACGGTGTCAAGACGGACGGTGCACCCAATTTAGCGCCAGGGCGTGTGGTATTTGATGAAGGTATCTATACATTCTTAAAAAATGAAGGGGTTTTTGCCCCTGGTTGCGAGCCATTACAATTTCTCTCTACGCTTAGAGACTATGAGCGCCGCAAATAAACGTATTATGCGGGATGTCGCGCACGTGACCGGACCATCCAAAGATACTCTTGCGGCGACCGGCATCTACTACCAAACCGACGAGTCCAATATCTTTCACGGCACGGCGATGCTAGTTGGTCAAAAAGATACCCCCTACTACGGCGGCTATTACTTCTTTGATATCAACTTCCCCGCCGATTATCCGTTTGCCCCTATTAAGGTGAAGACGCTCACCCAAGACGGCAAAACCCGTTTCAATCCAAATATGTACTTAGAAGGGAAAGTCTGTCTTTCTATTCTAAATACCTGGCACGATGGACCCCAGTGGTCCTCGGTACAGAGCCTAGAGTCGGTGCTACTCGTTATGATGGCGGATGTGCTCAGCGCCATCCCGCTCACGAATGAGCCCGCCTATTACAATAGTGGACTCAGCGAACAGGCAAAAGTATATAATCGTATGCTCTTTCACGCCAATGTGAAGACGGCTGTGTTGACAATGCTTAACACACCTCCGCCATTTGCTATTCCCTTTATGGATACGATGCGGGCTGTATTTCTAACAAATTGTGGTGGTGTGCTGCAGTGCGCCGAGGAGCACGAGGTCGCGTGGGATGGGCGCTCCGAAATGCTTGCCGTTTACGGAATGACAGTGCGCTACGATTTCGCGCGGCTGGCGGCGGACCTACGGGCGGCAAGGGCGACGCTCAGCGGTTAGACATTATTACATACAGCCAAGGGCAGGAGTTTTTTTGTAAAAATTGAATCACCCTTTTAGGGTATGTCAACTGGCACAATGATGGCTTCAGGTATGTCCGCCTTAAAAAAGTTCCTCCAAGAGCGACGTGCGACCGACGATGTGTACGGTCTTGTCGGTATGGGCAACGATGCCGGCAAGTATAATGTAAACGATTCCGAATACGATACTTTCCTAGATCTTGTTCACCAGCATATCTATAGCACGCCTCCCCGTGCGCTCTCCCTCATTGAGCGCCACAAGGAGCATTCACACATTCTCGTAGATCTAGACTTTCGCTACGGCGAGACGAAGGGTGGACCGCTCATTCGCCACTTCAACCACGACCAGGTACAGACCTTTATCGCAATGTACATTGCGGCAATGATCTATTTCACGCGCGTAGAGGACCTTGAGGAAGACCTCATCTTCTACGATATGGTTAAGCAGGCACCCGAAACCGATAAGAATCAGCACAAGGACGGCATCCATATCCAGTGCCCTACGCTCAATACCACGCCGAAGTTTCAGCATGCGATTCGCGGATTCCTGCTCAAGAACGAGGCAATCGCCAAGGTATTCGGCGGTACAAGTATGTCCAATTCCGCCGAGGACTGCTTTGACAAGTCTGTAATTGCACCCAACGGCTGGTTCCTCTACGAGTGCTGTAAGCCTGACAAGTCGCAGTACAATGTAGCACATATCTGGAAGGTGGATATTGCCGACGTTCAGGAGTCTCTCAGTGGCGTAGAGGACCCTGATAATTTCTCAGAGCTGGTGGATATTGTGAAGGATATGATGACGAATGTTGAGATTCCCACGTCGCCGCTGGAGATTATGAAGACGCTCAGTATCCGCCTCGGGTCCACGGATCTAGTGGAGCCGACGGTTCGCGAGATGCGTACCGCCGAGTGGGAGACCTCTGCTGCATCAGGCTCCACCAACGCAAAGAAGCCGATTCGCCGTGCGACGGCGGCGACACGGACACCGGCTGCGGCTGCCGAGGGAGGTGCCGAGGGCGCTGCTGAGGGGGAGAACGAACTCATTATGGACGGGATGATTGTCAATACACCGATTGAGACATCCGAAGAGGATATTGTTCTTGCATATCGGTTGTGTAAGGAGTGTATTGATCCTGAGCGTCGTGCCGGCGAGTATTCCGACTGGGTCACGCTCGGCTTCTGTCTCAAGAACATTGCCGATACCGAAGAATCGTATCAGGCGTGGGTAGATGTGACGCGTCGTGTAAACGCGCATCATAAGAAGAAGACGTATACCGAGGACCAGCTGCGGTCGCGATGGGGCTATATCAAGCTCAACGGCGCCCGTCGTCCCATTCGTATCGCCTCACTTGTTGAGTGGGCGAAGGAGGACAATCCAGATAAGCTCCGCTCTATTCGTTCCGAAACGATTACCCTCTGGATCATCAACTATGCAACAAATACACATGTTGATGTTGCGGAGCTTGTCCACCGTCTATACAAGCACGAGTTCCGTTGCTCTGTTGGTACCCGTAAAGGTATGATGGATCTCTACCATTACAATGCCGAAGGCAGTAGCTGGAAACATCTCAAAATGCCGATTGAACTTCGTATGCGACTTTCGGATGGCGTGATGAAGGAGATTGTTACGGCAGTAGCTGATATGTCAAATAAGTTTGGAACATTTCCTGAATCACAGCAAGAAGAGAAGCTCAACCGTGTTAAGAAACTTGTAGCAATTGCAACGCAACTCAAGAATTCCGGTTTCAAGGACAGCGTTCTGAAGGAGTCAATGGAGAAGTTCTATAATGAAGACTTCATCACGCGACTCAATTGCGACCCTGATATTATCGGCGTGAGCAACGGCGTCCTTGTCCTTAACTATCACGAGCAGGAGGATATGAGCGATATGCGCGTTCTCTTCCGCAAGGGGCGACCCGATGACAACATCAGTTTCCAGATGGGGCGGATGGAGCCTGACCTGGATCCCATTCCTTATGAGCCGTACAACCCCAATGACCCTGAGCAGATTGCACTTATGGGATTCTTCAATCTCATCTATCCCGATGCCGACCTCCGCGAGTACGTTATCACCCTGCTCGCCTCCTGTCTAGAAGGACGTAACAAGGAGCAGAAGTTCTGGATTAATACCGGTGGCGGCTCCAACGGAAAGTCAATGCTCCAGACCCTAATGGAGTACACGTTCGGCGATTATCAGACCTCGCTCCAAACAACCGTCCTCACTCGTAAGCGACCCGAGTCCGGCGCTGCAAATCCCGATATGATCACCACGAAGTGTAAGCGCTACATCTATATGGGTGAGCCTGACCCCGGCGAGAAGCTCAATACGTCCCGTATGAAGCAGCTGAGCGGCGAGGACCGTATTGAAGCCCGTGGACTCTTTGCCGACCAGGAGAAGTTCAATATGATGGGCAAGATGTTCCTCTCGTGTAACGATCTCCCGCCTATCTCCTCAATGGATAACGGCACCTGGCGCCGTATCCGCGTCATTCCCCATATCAGCACCTTCAAGGACCCTGGCGATCCTCTCATTGACCCTAAGAAGCACATCTATGAGAAGGATATGAAGCTCAAGATCAAGCTCAAGAACTGGCGCGTGGCGTTCCTTGGTCTCCTTGTCCACTATTACGACACCAAGTATCTCAAGTACGGGCTTAAGGAACCGCCTTGCGTCCTGGCAGCTTCTAACAAGTACAAGGAGCG